GGTCGCTAACGCGCTTTTTTTCACTCATTTTTGGTTTTATAATTTTACGATTTCCTTCCTCACTACTGCTGCAAACCATTGTAAACACTGGGTTTAAGCGGCTATAAAAATATTTAATAGTACGTAAGTGAGGAAAGCAAAAACACCATGAGAAGTAAAACAAAGCCTTTTTGTGACGATTTTTCATCAAGGAGTCAGTGTTTATGAGGGTTTACGAGGAAGTAAAAAAACGTTGTAGATGCCTATGGATAAAGGGTTTTCGAAAAGGTCTTTGTGGATGCCTATAAACAAAGGGTTTGTAATTCAAATTACGCAGATGTATAATAATTTAACACTATTAAACAATTTAATAGTTATGGGCAAAAAAAATTAGGCGAACGATTTAATGAATGATTCTAAGAGGTTTTTAGATTTGAGCCATAGGAAGGTTTCGATAAGGCGGATTGCCGCTTTGTCAGGCTTGCGCTCGTTGCGTTCCCACTTGACCAGGGTCTGGCGGTGGATATTACACGCTGCGGCCATTTGGTTTATGGTGAGTTCAAGGTCGAGTCTTGCGGATTTGACGTCAAAAGGCAAGGTTGGCCTCCGCTCGGATGCCAATGACGCGGGGAAAGCGGGGAAGGCCGGTCGATGTCAGCCCTTCATAGGCGAACTTAACGACCTGGCCGATTTTGGGCTTGATGGCCGATTTCATGGAAACAACGCGACCACTTCTGAGTTTAAGCTCGATGCTGTCAGACCCAAAGCCGATAAAGATGCCATCGTCGTCACTGATCGGCTTTTTCTTGTACTGAATGCCGCCGGTTGTAATGACGACACCTTCGCCACCGGCAGATATAATCTTCTGGTAAAACTTTTCGAGCTGTTCAATCGATATTACGCGAACCTGTTTGACGGTCTTGGCGTATTTGCCGGAAAACTCGCCGTCAAAGATCATGAATTTAATTTTTTTCCACTCGTTACCGGCGGACTTGCTCATCACAATGGCGCGGGCTTGGTCGAAAGCGTCTCGTTTGATCCACAGCTCGCCGGTGAGTTTCCGGCGCGGAAGATCGGCCAGCCACCATTTCGGCGCGTGGATAGTGCCGCCGGTCCGGGTTTTGAGTTTGCGTCCATCCCATCGGGCTTGAACGCCGTCGTGTTTTTCGCTCATGGTTGCGTATTCGATGCTTTGGTTTGTGAATCGTTTCATGGCCATTAACATATACCCAGTGGGTTGAGATTGTCAAGAAAAAAAAATATAAAAGTTTTATCAGTCAACGCTCTTACGAAAAAGGAAGTTGCCCTGCTTTTCGGCGTTTCTGTTCGGACAATTACCAATTGGCAAAAAGAGGAAGCATTCCCAAGAAATGTTGATGGCTCGTATCCTGGTCCAGCTTGTATCAAGTGGCTTGAAGCAAGATTTGAAGACCGTGGCGGGGTCGAGATTGAAACTGCTGAGGCTCAGAAGTGGCTGACTGAGTTTCGTAAGGAGCGGGCGCTGATCGCCAGGATCGAGCGTGAAAAGTTGGAGGAAACGCTATTCAGTAAAGTTGAAATTTCGAAAGCGTGGTCCGAGCGGGTGCAGCTGGTGTGCAGCGGTTTGGAATTGTTTGCTGATCGCCTTCCACCACTACTGGACGGCAAGCGGCGTATTGATATGTTCGAAATTATCAGGCAGGAAGTCTGGGAGTTGCGGAACGCATATTGCAGGGATGGAAGGTATTGTCCGAAGGGGGAGAAATGAGGGTCGGACGTATTGTGTTTTCTTATCAAAATATGTTTTCGCTGGCAGAAAAATTGGTTCGCGAAGCGAATAATGATCCGATAAACGCCGCCGGAAGGCGAGGCGGGGAATGGCGAGAAATGAAAATATTTTTAGGTTTGATGAACAGCTTTGACAAACCGGTGCCAGAGCGAATGTGCCCAAAATTAGAATATCTTGGGCCTGTCGTTTATAAGTTCGAGGCGCGGGGGAATTTTATCGCAAAGGGTGTCGGTTTTTTTAAAGACAGAGACAAAAAGCCGGTCATTTGTATGCCGCTCAATCGAACATATACGCTCCTAAAATACGATGCGATCACTTTTGAATTACCACAACGTCCGATAGAAAAATTGCGCGAAATGTTTTGTAATGACCAAAAACCACCCAAAAATTGAGTTCTGGAAGGAGGAGCTTCAGTCGTGGAAGCCCTCCGACCGGATTTACCCTTCCGAATGGGCTGAAAAATATATCGTTCTGGGGGATTATGCGGAAGAAAAGGGGCCGTTTCGGATCCGCCGCGCCCCGTATCTGGGGCCGATCATGAACGCATTTTATGATTCGAACATCGAAGAAGTGGTGTTCCAGGCATCGGCCCAGATAGGCAAGACCACGGTTATGCTGGCAATCGGGGGGTATTACGCTCACCAGGAGCCCTGCCCGATATATTTCGTCCTCGCGGACGCTGAAACGTCGGAATATATGTGCCGTGAGCGGTTTCAGCCGATTTTCGATGATTCACCGGAATTGTCGCACTTGAAGTCGGGGCTGTGGAATCGGGATGAAATGAGGACCACCAACGGGGCATATGTGGCGTTCGGGTGGGCATCGTCGGTGATGAAACTCGGTTCCAAGTCGTTTCGGGTGCTGATGATGGACGAGATCGATAAGCCGGGGTATTATGTGACCACAAAAGAGGCGTCGGCGCTGAGTCTGGCGGAGGAGCGGAAAGAGACATTTTTCAGGTTTAAAATTATGAAGTGTTCGACGCCGACCATCGACACCGGAAATATCGTGCGGTCGATGTCGGCCTGTGATGTGGTCTATGATTGGCATGCCGAGTGCCCGTTCTGTCACCAGAAGCAACCGCTCCGGTGGTCGCGGAAGTATTCTACGGGGTTTCCGAAGGGGTTGTACCGTTCGGATGATGGGAGGTGGCGACGGTTGGGCGAAGTGGTCTGGAAGGGGGGAAGGAAGGCCACGGAAAAGCAGATCGCGAGGGCCGGTTATAAGTGCGGGAATTGCGGGAAGGTTTGGAACACGGCCCAAAAGAACGTCGCCGTCGAGCGCGGGGAGATGGTGCCGAGGTCGAAGCCTTTGGAGATCGTTCGCAAGGTCGGATTTCACTGCAACCGGCTGTATTCTCTGCTAGGGAAGTCGGGAGACATACCGAAATTGGTTCGGGCGTTCATCGATGCGCGGAAGTCGGGCGACCCGAAGAATCTGCAGGGCTTTGTCAATTCTACATTGGGGGAGGAGTGGAGAGAAACCGTTAAAAAACCGGAAATATATGAAATTTTGAAGGCGAAGTGTGATCTGGAACCGCAAACGGTGCCGCAAACGGCGATAGCTCTTACATGCGGGATCGATGTCCAGAAATATGGGTTTTGGTATGTGGTCAGGGCGTGGGAGTCGGGCTACACGTCTTGGCTCATTCATTACGGGCATCTGGGGGCATGGGATGACGTCGAAAATTTATTATTTAGAACGCGGTACCCGATAGATGGCAAAAGTGCCACGGCGGGGATCTGGCGTGCGGCGATAGATACCGGCGGCGGGGATGTTTACGAAGACATGGCTTCGATGACCGAGCAGACGTATTGGTTCATCCGGCAGAATGGTGTCGGGAGAGGGTGCAGGGTCTGGGGGTCGAAGGGATCTGCAATTCCGTTGTCTCAAAAAGTCAGGCCTGGAAGTATTATCGACAAGACTCCGAAGGGTAAGCCGTTGAAGTCAGGATTCAGGCTGATGCTGATCGACACGGACAAGTGCAAGGATATGGTGCATTATCGGTTAAATCAGGCGGTGAATCGGGAGCATCACGCGGCGTATTTACACAAGGATACTGATGAAATCTATGCCAAACAGGTCACGGCGGAAGAAAAAAGAATTGATGATAAAGGCCGTGCGGTCTGGGTACAGGTGGCAACCGATAACCATCTGCTCGATTGTGAGGTTTTGGCGCATGCTTGTGCCGAACCAGAGTGGGATGGTGGCGGATTGAATATATTGGCTCCGGTGGTGAGGAAAGAGCCGGTGCCGGAAAAGAAGACGGTTAAGCCGTCGCAACCTAAAAGCACAGGGAGATGGTAAGATGAAGTTGAATGGCGTTAATGCAATCAGCGGCTACATGGGTTTGAGCGAGTCAACGGTAATGGACAAAATTTTGAAATCGGGGCTTCCCGCCAAGTTCGATGCGGAGACATCGAGCTATTTCGCCGAGTCGGAGGAGATCGACCGTTTTTTGGCAGGGCCGGTGAGGGAGGAACCGAAAAAGCCAGAGAAAAAGGCCAGGGCGAAAAAGTATGGAGGAAAAAAGAAAAAAACTGCCGTGTCAGCCGGTGGTGAATAAGGGGGCCGAGTATGGGAAAACTCGAAGGCATGGCGGCAATTTGCGATTATGTGAACCGTTCACCGTCTACCGTTCTGGAATGGATCAGAAGCTACGATTTTCCCGCCAAGAAGACATCGCCGGAGGATAAAAGGGGCGGGATCTGGATCTGCACCACCGAGCTTGCCGATGAATGGTTTGTCATGTTCTGCAAGGGTGAAATCGGGCGTCCTCCGAGCCTGTCAAGCAAAAAGATGGGTAAACGTCCACAAAGATCGGTCACAGTTCGCTAAAGTTCGATAGAGTTCGCTAAAGTTCAAGGGTGGGCCAAAAACCCCGTGGTATAATGCCGCATTATGGCGACATTTACCACTTGGGCTGCGGCCTACACATCGATGTTGAATCAGCTTGCGAGTGGAAATGCTCGCGTGGGTTCGGTTACTGTTGGGGGTCAAACGATAACCTATAAATCCCACAAAGATTTTCTCCTTCTCCTTTCTTACGTGGAGCGGAAGGCCGCGGTTGAGGGCGGTACTTTCGCTCCACGAGTCTACGCAAAGAATGGGGGGCGGTGCTGATGAAAATTTCAACCGCTCTCGATTCGATCATTTCCGTATTTTTTCCACAGTCCGCATTAAAACGCAAATATTACCGTGATTGTCTATCCAAGGCCAAGAGATCGGAGACTTACGCGGCGGCGAAAACCGATCGGATGACCGGTGCGTGGTCTCCGACATCGATTTCGGTCAATGATCTTATCCGCAATTCGGGGCAGACCGTTCGAAACAGGATCCGTCAGCTTGTCAGGGATTTTCCGTACTTCAAAAGGGCGGTGCAAATCACACTGGATTATACCGTTGGCGATGGGATCATGTTTCAGTCGCGGATTTTGAAGCCGGATGGCAAGCTGGATAAGGTAAAGAATACCCAGACCGAGGACGCTTTTCGGTTTTTTGCCGACGAAGCGGATGTGTCGGGGAATTTGCATCTTTATGAGATGATGCGGCTTTCGAAGCGACAGGATCTTGAAAATGGGGAGTTTCTTTTCGTCAAGGTCAAGTCGAGAAAGCGCAATTCTTTTCTGCCTTTCGCGTATCAGATTTTTGAACCGGAACAGTTAGCGGATCAACCGTACCGTCCGGTTGGCAAGGCGTATGCGTTCGATCAGGGCATGGAGTATGACCCGAAGACCGGAAGGGTCGTGGCGTATCACCTGTATGAGCCGGATTCTTATGGATCGATTGTGAGGATTAAGGCCGAGAATGTGCGTCACAAGTTCGAAGTTCTTCGGCCCGGGCAGAGGCGCGGCATATCTCCTTTCACGCCGGCGGTTTTGATTGCGCGGGATGTCGGTGAATATCTCGATGCGGAAATTGATCGGGCCAAGATGCAGTCGAAGTATCTTGCCATTGTGCATGCCGAGAACCCGATTGAAAGACAGGGGAATGTCATTACCGATACGGAGACATCGCAGAAGATCGATGAATTGCAGAACGCGATTATTGAATATCTGCGGCCTGGGGAGGACATCACGTTCGCGTCGGCGGCTCAACAGGGGGCCAATTTCGACCCCGCCATGTCTTTATTGATTCGGATGATATCGATTACGATACCGTGTCCGTTCGAATTATTGGCCGGTGATTACACCGGTTTTTCTTATTCTACGGGCCGGATATCTAGGAACGATTACGAACAGCAGTTGAGGCCGATATCGTCAAGGCATGTGCGGCATTTTTGTCTGCCTGTGGTCGGTGATTTCTATAACGAAGGGGTAATGTCGGGGAAATTGGATTACCCTGGATTCTTCAATTCTCCGTGGAAGTGGATGCGGAACGAATGGCAACCGCCAGGGATGGCCCCGATTGACCCGCTGAAGGAAACCAAGGCGGCGGTTGATATGATCAAGACGTTGCAAAAGTCTCCTCAGGAGATCATGCGCGGCAGGGGGAAAGATCCCGAAGAGGTCTTAAAGGACTTCAAGCAATTCAGGGAAATGGCCGACGAGTATGGTCTGGGGGATATTTTTAACAACATTATTTCGGGTAACATTTCTACGGCGACGGCGAACAATCCCGATGCGGTGATGAATGATCAGGAAGAAAAAATTGACCGCGTCGTTAATCTTTTCAGGGAGATCAGGCAATGAGATATGGCAAAAACGGATATTTCGGGAAAAGAAAAGATCCGGCTGACAAGTTGAATTACCGCTCGATGTCGATTCAGACAAGAGGGGATGGAGCGCCGTCTACCGTTGACGAAAAGAGCCGAAGCGTTGAGGTGATCGGGGCCACCGAAGAGCCGGTGGAGGTTTTTGATTATGATCGGTACGAGATTATACCGGAAGTTCTTTTGATGGATGGGGTCGAGTTGCCTGGGTCGCGGCAAGTGCCGCTTTTAGACTCGCACTCACGGTACAGCACCAGCAGCGTTCTGGGGTCGTTTCGGGGTATGAAGACCGATAACGGTCAGCTGATAGGGCGGGTGCATTTTTCGAGTGTACCGGAGGCCGAGGGGCCGTGGACAAAGGTACGGGAAGGTCACTTAACGGATTTCAGCGTTGGCTATCGCGTGATTGAGGCACAATGGGTGCCGGATGGGGAAAAGACAACCATCAAGGGGCGCAGCTTTGTGGGGCCGGTGAAGGTGGCCACGCGATGGAGACCGAAGGAACTGTCGGCGGTGACGATCGGCGCGGACGAGTTGGCAAAGGCAAGAGGGGCTCATAATAACAAGCAACCTGAAAAAACGGATGGAGTTGATACCATGAATAAAAAGTTAAGAAAATTGCTGGAAAAGCGCGGCCTTTCAAAGGATGCCTCCGACGATGAGGCGTGGGCCTTCTTTTTTAATTCCGGATTCACCTTTGGGGATGACCGGAGACAGGATCCGGAACCGGATGCAAGTGCCGAGCCGGTGGACGAAGACAAGGTCAGGGCCGAAGCCCAGAGGATCGAGCGGGAGAGAATTGCAGAGATCGGGGCCATGTGCCGCAAGTTCGATGTGGATGAATCTGTCCAGGAGCGGATGATCAAGGACGGCACGCCGGTGGACAAGGCGCGAGAGCTCGTTTTAAAAGAGATTGAGAGAACGCGGCAGGAACCGGTCGGGCAGATGACCGTCGAAAAGGACGAACGGGAAAAATTCAGAGAGGCGGCGGTTGATGGTGTCATGCTCAGGGCGGCTTTGCCGGTGGAAAAACCGGCGGCGGGGGCCACCGAATTGCAGGGCATGACTCTGAGGGAATTGGCGCGGGAAAGCCTGCGGATCGCGGGGGAGAGAATTCCGAGCCATCCGGTTGAAATGGTCGGACGTGCGCTGACAACCGGAGAGTTGCCCTACGTTCTGGCGGCATCGGCGAACAAGGCCCTTCTCAGGGGTTTCGAGATGGCGAACGAAACCTACGGGGTCTGGTGCGGGACGAGATCGGTCACGGATTTCAAGTCGAATACGTTGCACCGCGTGTCTGAGGCCGAGGCCTTGGAGGAAGTGCCGGAACATGGAGATTACCAATACGGTTCCCTGTCTGAGAAAAAGGAAACTTTTCAGTTGGCGACCTATGGCAAGATTTTCGCCATTACCAGACAGGTTATTATCAATGACGATCTGGGTGCGCTGACTGATATACCCGCCAAACATGGTCGGGCGGCGGCTCGAAAAATCGGTGATGTCGCTTACGCGGTTCTGACCGCCAATGGTGCGATGGGTGACGGCAATAACCTGTTTGATGCCACGAACCATAGCAACTACGTTGCGTCCGGGTCTGGCGCGGCCCCAGGTCAGGCCACCATCGCCGCTGGCATTCTTGCGATGGGTATTCAAAAAGACATCAATGGCGTGTCGAATATGAACATCAGGCCTGAATACATCATCGCGCCCAAGGCGCTTGAAGGCGGAATGGAAGTGTTTTTTAATAGCTTTCAATATGCTGATTCTGACACTATCGCAACGGATTCAAGCCTCGCGGCTACGCGCCGGAACCCGTATGCCGGATCTTATTTCACACGGGTCTATGATTCGCGGCTCGACACGGCGCTTGCCACAGGATGGTATCTTGCGGGGCCGAAAGGCATGACCGTGGATGTGATTTTCCTTAACGGTCAGTCCCAACCGTATATGGAGCAGCGTCAGGGGTGGACCGTGGATGGTGTCGAGTACAAGGTGCGGATCGATGTCGCGGCAAAGGCCGTCGATTGGGTTGCTTTGTATTTCAATTATGGTGCCTAATAGGGCTTAAAATACGGCCCTCCGATAAAGCTGGAGGGCCAGCTTCGATCTTTTTATCAAATAGGAGGTAAGTATCATGGCACAGAATTTTCCGCTTGAAGGTGGGGCTGTCAGACGCACCGCCGCATTCGTTTATGATTTTGCCGTGGAGGGAGGGTCAATCGGCGATATTACGCTTGATAATGATTATCTGCCCGATGATGCAGTTATTACCCAAGGCATGATTTTTGTAAAAACGGCTTGCACCGGAACCAATGCAACAATCGCGTTGACCGTCAATACCAGCGAAGACATACTCGCGGCCACCGCAATCACAAGTTTCACCGCTGGTGCCATTTTGGATGTCGTGCCGGTTCGGACGGCGGCAACGTCGATCAAGACTGCTGCCAAAAAAAGCCTAACCATGACGGTGGCTACCGCCGCTCTGACCGCCGGTAAATTTGTCGTTTATCTCGATTATTACATGAGCATTTAACAATGACCGAGTTTTATGACACTTTATCTCAGGCCGCCGACGACATTTTAGAGGATAGCGTCGCCGGCCTGAGTGCTATTTACACGCCAATATCGGGTGATCCGGTGAGTTGCAACGTGATTTTTTCGCGTGAAGTCGAGCATATGCCCGTTGTTTTTGAATCGGGGATGATGGCCCACAAACCGACAATTCGGGCGAAGTTAACCACGCTGGGAAAAATACCGGAATACGGGGATTATTTCGAAATAAATGAAAAGAGCGGGTTTCGGTATTATGTCGATTCACCGGAAGCCACCGAAACCGATGACACATGGGCGGTGTGTATTGTGAGGGAGGTAGCGACATGAAAAAAATTTTGCTGGCATTTGTAATTATTCTATTGTTTTCGATGCCTATCGGTGCGGCGCAGTCGGCATCTATAGGGGCGCAGAATACATTTACCACGGGAATTTTGGTTCCCGATACCGGTTATTTAAGTTTGAGCATTTCAGGAACATGGTCGGCAACGGTGACGCTGCAAAGACGGTTTAACATATCGGGAACGTGGGGCAGTTGGATGGACGTGGAGACATTTTCCGCAAATACTGAAAAGATTATCGCCAATCCCATGCTAGTTAATCAAGTGCAGTACCGAGCGGGAGTCAAAACCGGTGATTATTCCTCTGGAACGGTAGTGATCACGATAGCGGAGTAAATAAAGGAGAACTTATGTTTAAGCGATTTATTACATGGTGGTGGAAAAAAGCCTTCGGATGGGATCCCGAGCCTAAACCAGAACCGGAACCAGAACCGGAGCCGGAACCAGAGCCAGAGCCAGAGCCGGAACCGCAGCCGACAGGCAAAGTCCCTGTTCTACTTTTCCATGGGTATCTGGGGAACCCGTCTAACATGAGTCCGCTCAAAAGCTATCTGGTTGACAAGGGCTGGCCCGAAGACATGATCATCACACCGGCCTTAAGCAACTCTACAGGCCTGACGCAGTTCAGCGGTGACATGGTGAAAACGGCGGTGGACAACATGCTGGCGCGGTTCAACGGGCAGTACAGCAAGGTGGATCTTGTGGGGTACAGCAAGGGCGCAGGGTCGAGCCTCGACTACATCATGAATTATGGCGGGGTGGATAAGGTCAGAAACTTCGTGGGGATGGATGGGTACATGCCGGTTAAGCCCGAAGGTGACCAAACTCCTGGTGATGTGAAGTACTATTGTATCGACTGTTCTTTGGGTTCTTTGGCCGAGCTTGACGGTGCCTATAATGTGGATGAACCGATGAACCACCTGGCGGTATGGAACAGCAGTGAGGTCTTTGCTCATGTCGAAAGAGGACTCAACGGAGAAGGTTTTAATTCCTGATATTTTAAGGGCGTTGAATGAGTTGGCATTAGCGATTGATATTTACGAAAGCAATTGCGAGAGGGTAGATAATGAAGTATTTCAGGATAGCTTCGATAGTGGTGCTTTTGCTGTATGCTTATTCGGCGTATGCTGAAAACCTGAGAGTCATCCTTTACACACCGGCAGTAGACCTCTCCGCTTCAAGCGATGCCGACAAGGAGTTGTTTCTTGCAGGGTTGCTACCTGACAATGTGGTCAACTCCCAGGCGTATCAAAACGCGACTTTAGCGGAGAAGATTCAGTATGCAAGGGACAATGGCTATGTGACGCCTTACATGATTAAAAAAGGGCTGGTCCCGCTGGTCGGCTCTATTCTGACCGATAAATACGATGTGTTGCAAAATTATGTTCGGCTTGTATCTCAGGGCAACCGGCATGTGTTCTTTTGCTTGATGGAGAGGACAGGCAAACTTTCAGCGGTCAAGGGTTGGATAGATGCCTACAATGTCGGCAAGGCCGATGTCGATAAGATTCTTTATTGGTACGGTGACACCGAAAAGAAAGCCTTTGCCGATCTTTATGACGACGAAATGAGCATTGCCCAGACAATAGCCGGGAAGACGTTAAGGTATCCGGCGTTTTACCATCTTGTACCTGGGGGCGTGCTGGCGAGTCAAGCGTTTCAAAGTGCAAGCCTGGGAGAACAATATCAATACGGATTAGACCAGGGCTATTTCACCGACACGCAACCGCGTATGGGCACGGTTGAAGAAGCGATTGCCAACGGAGTGACGATAGACGCTGGCGTTCTTCAAGAGTACGGTGTGCCAATCAAATTGTTTGAGGGATAACATGAAAAGACTTGCTCTTATATTGTCGCTTTTACTTTTATCAGTTCCGTCTCTTGCGGGAGAAATTGTCCGGCTTCCATTGAAAGGCAATCTAGTTGACTCCAAAGGCGGTCTGACCGCCGGTGAGTGCGGCAGGGTATCGGGACGGACATGCGTTGAGACAAGCGGTATTTTGACGACCAAGCATGGGAATCGGGAGAACTTGCTTACTGACCCGACTGCTTTTGACCAGTGGACGGTGAGAGGAACGGCAACCGTAACTGTTAACACTACCGAAGTAACTGACCCTTTCGGAGGGAATCTTGCTGAAAAAGTAGTAAACCTTGGGGTTATTTTGAATGATATTTATCAAGGCACTAGTGGGAATACTGCTGACGCTTCTATAATTCCGTCTATATATGTTAGATTGGTTGAAGGCGGTACATGCACAGCAACAAACCTTAGAATTTATAGTTCGATAAGCGGTGAATACGGAAGATATATTTACCCAATATCAAGTTTAAGCAGTAGCGCGTGGACAAGAATTTCAAGAAATACCCCAACTAATATTGTTAATGAGTTCACCAACAATTCATCTGGCAACAGCGGTATGCATCTTTATGTTGATACTGGGACATGTGACGTCTATTTCTCACATGCTCAACTTGAGGAACTCCCCTCCGGTAACACAATCGGTAGCGACCTGTTCGATCAGGAGGAAACAACTTCAGTTACGAGCGGCAGCGATACTGTAACGGGGAATATTTATCGCATTGTATCTCGTTCAACACTCGATTTTACAACTGTTGGAGCACCGTCAAATGACACCGGCACTTATTTTATTGCCACATCCGCTGACACCCTTGGTAGTGGTGACGAATTAGCGCAAATAGATGCCCCCGCCAAAGGCATCCCCTACGATGCCAACACAAGCGGTCAGGCATGGCCTGGGTTGGCGGGAAGTGAAGAAGCAAGCGGCAACCCGACAGACAACACCTTTTACCGCATTATGGCCCGTGACGATGCCGATTTTACGACAATAGGCGCACCGGATAATGATGTTGGGACTTATTTCTATTCAGACGGAACAGGCGTGACGCTTGATAGTGGTGATAAACTCCGTCCCGTACAAGTCTCATGGATACCCTACAGCACCAACACGATTGAGATTGACGAGACTGAAGAAGCGGTGAAGGTGACGTATGGCAGTACAGACCAAGGCGCGTCATTAGCTTTAGCAGATGCCGCTGACCTATCGAGCAATCTTACAGCCGGTCAATGGTATCAGGTTGATTTCCAAGGAAAGTACGCGAACGGTGCAGTTGACGTTGAAATCGCTCAAAGCGATGATACGGAGCTTGCAAGTGCAACCCTGACAACCTCATGGGCTGATTACAGCCTTGTATTTAAATGCACTAATGTCGCTACGGACAAGATACAGTTCGATAATATGGCGGCGACTGAGGTTGCTTATATCCGCAACCTCTCAATCAAAGAAATCCCGCCCCTTGCCCTGCTAGAACCATCCGACTTCGCAACCGGCACCATCCCCGCACAGCCCTGCTTTGAAGCCGAAGGACTTAGCATCAACGGAGAAGGGGTGAATTTGCTGGATTATTCGGAGGATTTTAGCGAGTGGACGGCAAGCAACGTCACGCCGGTTGCCAACCTTACCGGACCAGACGGCGAAACCAACTCCGCTTACACGCTGACAGCAACCGATGCAAACGGTACACTGAAGTATACCGTATCGTCACCACTTGGCGGGACGGCAGACACTTTCGCCATCTGGATGAAGCGGGTAACAGGCACCGGCAATATCGACCTGACGGACGATGACGGCTCGACATGGACAACCAAGACGCTGACGACATCATGGCAGAGATTCAGCGTCAGCGGTACAGAAACCAATCCGGTAGTTGGTATAAGAATAGTCACCGATACGGATGCCATTGGTATCTTCGGCGCGGATTTGCGTGAAGCGCCGTATATAGACAGCTACATCCCCACAGACGGTTCCCCAGCGTGGAGGACGACAGAGGCGGGGAACGCCAGTGATGACACCGGCTATCGGTGGACGATGGGGAGTGCGGTCAAGGCGGCCTTAAGTGATGCCGTGGGAGGGGCGACAAGTGAGGGGACGTTTATATTTGATCTGATTCCTTTATTTGACGAGGCTGATGTATCTGCAGCCGGAGGAATTCTATCGGTTACAAATTCTGATGCAGGGATATTGAAGATGAACGGTGCTGGCAATATGTATTCGTCAGACGCAACCAATTCTGTGACAGAATCCCCAACTGTGTTGGCAAACGGAAGTGAGCTTGTTTATTCAATTAGATGGTCAAAAAGTAGCAACGCTTTATCGGTATCTAATAATGACGGAGATTGGGAACATTCGTCAGATTCATATGACGGTAGTTTTCCTCTTGGCAACGAACTCTGGCTCGCCTACGGCAACGAGTACCCGTTTCATATTAAGAACGTCTATATTTATGACGAGTATCAAGCCGATACTTGGCTTGAGGAATCGGGCTGGCTGACATCTGGGTGCGGCGTCGTTTCTGATATTGTTTGGGACCCAACTGCATTGTGTGGGGGTATCTTGCGGGAGTTGGCGAATTGAAATGGTTTGTTTTGCTAATAGCGGTAGTAATCGGAGGAGGTTGCTTGCAATCTGATAATTTCGATAATGGATCAATTGAGGGTTTTTGGAATATAAATTATTATGACCTCGGAACCGGTCCTCCTACTGTGGCGGCGAGTGTTACGGAGGTTGAGGGGCGGTTAGTGGTAAGCCCCGGTCAAAACTCAGGTGCAGAAGTGTATCAGCTTTCCGCTGACGGGTATGGGATGGATGGGTATCAAATTGAATGGACGGTTTTACCGAACCCGAATCTTTTCGACACATACGTTGCTGGATATTTTCGTATTGTCGAAGAAAATGATGCGCTTTTAGGGCATCACGTTTATATCAATTATGATGGTGCCAATTACGATACGGGGGAAATATCGGGATATTGGGCTACGTTTGGCGGGGTCGGATATTATGATGCTGTAGCCGTCGAGATGGACAAGCCGATTTATGTTAAAATTATTAGAGATGCCGTAACGCGACATATTGGTGCACATTGGCGTCAGGCGTTGAGCGCCCCGTGGGTTGAGATGTCAAAGACGGTTCTGTCCGGCCCGACGCCTCCGGTTTCAAGCAGTTCTGACGTTACTGCGTTTATCATAGATATTAAAAGCGAAATGGCGGCGGCTGACAATGTTCTGATCGATGATTTCATTATAAACGGCGTTCCGATGGTCGTTCGCAAAGAAGTTGTCAGGAAAAACAGCCGTATTCGGCAGACGATCCGAAAAGAGGGTGCGATTCAATGAGCGGGGAGGTGGTCAAGCTGAATAGTTTTATTGATCCGGTTGAAAAGGATTCGCGCATCACCGGAGAGGTTGAGGCTTCGTCGTTTATCGGGCCGTTGGTGGGTTTGGTCGGAGATTTGGTGAAAGTTGAAAACAAAGGCTCTCAGATAACCTTAGAGGAATTGTAAAATGTCTACCGTATTTGTCGGGGATGAGGGAACATTGATCAAGCTTTCGGTGGGTTCGGATATTTCGGATGCGACGATCACCAATATTTTGTATAGTAATTCGAGCGCGACCGGAGAGTGGGTCGGTTCTCTGGGGTCTGATAATACCAGCGTGGAGTATACTTTGCAATCCGGAGACATGGCAGTAATTGGAAGGTGGGCCTTGCAAGCGTATGTCGAAACGCCGAACGGCATATGGCATGGAGACATCGCTTATATAACCGTTAAAAATCCGGTGCATTCATAATGGGCCTTCAAGTCGAAATGGATCAGGGAGATCTAACCGGCGTCAAATTGGTTTTGTCAGGGATTAAAAACGGATACCCGAAGGTGCAGACAAGGGCGCTAAATAAGACGATGACTCATGTCATTTCTCAAACAGCAAAACAGGTAAACGCCGTTTTAAATATCAGCCAAAAGAGAATTAAAGAAAACATCACCTATAAAAAAGCGAATTGGTCAAGCCTGTCTATGTGGGTGAAGTCAACTGGAACGCCGGTTAATTTCGCGTCATTTACCGGAGTTAGGAAGTTAAAATACGGATATTCGATTCAGTTTAGAAAAGGCGGAACGAGGTACAAATTCAGGCATGCGTTTATTTGGGAAAGGCCGGTGACAAAAAAAGGTAAAGAGGTAATTGCAAAAACGATGTTTGAGCGTCAAGAATACAAATCACCGGCTAAAAAGTTTCGGCCCGATTTCCCATATGGGATGCTGCCGAAAAAATACCGGCTGCCGTTGAAGGTGTTAGACAATGTTAGGATCGAAGACGAATTGGCAAAACCGAAAGTTCTAAATGCTGTTATAAAATCGGGCGATGAATTTTATTTAAAAACATTTGATGACGAACTCGCTTATGAGTTGAGAAAATTCGCTTAATTAAAATTTCGGGCTAACTCCGAACTGATCATTCGGACTAAGAGCAATCAAGGGCTGAGTGGGGCCACTCCTTCACTCATGCCCTTTTTTGTTTGCCCGAAGGAAAAGACAATGACGATCAGAAAAGAAATCATCGCCAACATTGTGACCAGTCTCGCGGATATCAGGACCGCTAATGGGTATGTGACCGAGATCGGCACAAATGTTTTCAAGGTGCGAAAGAATTTATCGTCATCGAAATTACCGGCGATTACCGTTTGGCCTCAGTCGGAGGATAACGAAAAAATACACGGCAAGAACCGGTCAACCATGCCTATCCGTATTGAAGGAATTCTCGCTTTTACGCAAGGTGATGACCTTTCTGATCTTGCAGAAGACATTCTGGGAGACATTCGCAAAAGGATGGAAGATCTATCCGACGATGTGACCAGTGGACTTGCGGATCGCATCGAGTATCAATCCGGCGGTGTCGATGAATATCCAGAGCCGGGAGACGCGGCGGTCGTGTGCTCTGCCGTTTTTAATATCGTTTATAAAACTGTCGCGGGAGACCCTTTCTCGCAATCCTAAAAACAGGAGGAAAGAAAAATGCCGAATGCTGAAAATGCAAAGTTGATGTACGAGGCCGGTCAGACTCCGGTTGCCATGACCGCGCTGACCGATCAGGGTGATTTTAAAACCTTTAAATCCACGGCAACTTTATGGAGTGCGCGAAGCGGTTATGTGCCGAGCGTGTTGCCGAACGGTGTCGCTACCGGCGGTCTGGTTTCTGTGGCGGCAAGCGGATCAAATGACGTCATAGACATCGCGGCGCTGACTTGCTATTTGGCGGGAACGCTGACTTCTGTTAGTGCGTCAACCGACGAGGCAATTTCAAGGCCGGCTGCAAACGATTATCAAAAGTTTTCCATTACTGTGACATCCGGCGGAGCGATCGCGGTTGTTGATGGCACCGAAGGAACGAGCTTTTCTGACACAAGGGATGCCGCGGGCGGGCCTCCGTTGATCCCGACGACCTCTATCGAGATCGCACAGGTTTGGTTGTCATCTCAATCGTCCGCGCCAATTACGGCAAGCGAGATCAAGCAGACTCCTGGCGTATATCGAGAAATGTATAATTATCCGACATGGGATGTCGTTTACGGAACCGTTTCAAATGGGGTGCTCGGCTATGCGGGGGTCACGTTTCATTCCGCGTTGGCGGCGATTCATACCGGAAGTGTCGGCAAGGGTGTTTATGCCTCATATTACACGCCCGATTTCGCCGAGTTGGTTGATGCGTATGACTTCGTACCGCCGAACAATTCTCATTCGATATCGTCCAAGCAGGTTTATGGACGAACGAAGGGCGCGAAATCTTCCAGCCTGAACCAGGGGTCGTTCTCGTTCGACATGCAGGACGGCATCAGCGACAATATTCTGCAGTATGTTGACTCCAATTTGTGGTTTAAGTTCTACCAGAACCGGCTCAACTCCCCGTATATTCTGTCACAGGGATACCTCGGCATTCAGCAGAGTTTTCCGGCGGGTGACAGCATAACGGCGGCTTGTACCGTGTCGGCTGAAACGGCAGCTTTGAGAGTGACCGCATAACCAGGAGGTGAGGTGATGGGATTTAAGTCCGAGGAGTTCATGGCGTCAAGAATGGTTCCCAGGACGGAGGAGGTTGACGTTCCCGACATGGCGGAGTGGTTCGGTGACGGAGACAAGCCGGTCTGGAAGGTCAGGGGTTTAACCGGCAAAGAACTGGGCCGTGCCGATGTCGCGGCGGTCAAAAATAAGGAGTTAAAGGCGGTCCTCGACGGTTTGATGAGCAAGAATTCGAAGCGGATCACGAAGGCGATTGAAAAGATGATTCAGCCGGATGTGACCGAGGAGGACGCGAAAAGGATCGCTTACTTTCAATATGGATCGGTTGAGCCGGAAGGGTCGGAGGAATTGGCGGTTAAAGTCTGGACGGCCTTTCCGGTTGAGTTTCGGCTGATCACTAACCGTATACTGGCGTTGACCGGCAAGGGTCACGAGCCGGGGGAACCGAAGCCCTCTGGAACGACAACGAAGTCAGAAGTTGCTTAGCGTTGTGTGAGGCCAGGGGGCGTTTTCTTTATGAGATCAGGCCGGACATATTGCCGTATGACTTTCTGACCCGTACCGAGTTGGCACTCTGGGATCGATGGTACAGAGCGAAGAAAAGGGCCTGATAATAATCAGAGCCCTTTATTTTTAGGAGAAAAGACAAGTGGCTGATCTTGAAAAAACAGTTGCCGTAATTTTTCGCGGTGTGGATGAAATGAGCGGCACCGTGAAGTCGCTTTCGGGCGGTTTGGACAACTTCGCGGGGAAGGTGCAGAACGTCACGGGGCCGCTGGCGGATATGGCTACAAAAGTCTTGCAAGTCGAGGCGGCGCTGGCGGCTTTAGCTGTTGGCGGTTTGACGCTTGCTGTCAAGTCGGCGGGTGAATTCAATTCGCAGTTTGGGGAGATATCGACCCTTATCGACATTCCGAGAGACAAGCTCGATTCTTTTCGACAATCTATTATCGATTATGCACGGGTGTCGACGGCAGCCATAGAAGACATTAACGGAAGTGTTTACACGGCGATTTCGGCGGGGGTCGATTGGAAGGATTCTATATCCGAATTTATTCCGGTTGCAGAGGCGTTGTCCACGGCGGGATTGGCCCCGTTGAATGAGACAACGCGGCTGTTGGCGTCAACCATGAACGCCTATGGGAAGGAGACATACGCGGCGAGTGAGGTTTCGGATATATTCTTTACCACTGTCAAGTTGGGTCAGACGACCATTCCTGAACTGGCGGCGTCGATGGCCCAGGTTACGTCAATTGCAGCCGCGTCGGGCGTTCCTCTTGAAACGCTTATGTCGGGACTTGCGGCAATAACGGCTGGTGGCGCTGACACGGCGATGGCGGTCACACAGCTAAAAGGAATTATTACATCTATCATAAAGCCGACAAGCGAAGCAGAAGCGGCGGCAAAAGAATTGGGGCTTGAGTTCGGCGCGACGGCATTAGAAACGCAGGGCTTGGAAAAGATTTTGTGGCAGGCGTATGAGGCCACCGGCGGGAATACCGAAAAGATGGCGGAGCTTTTCGGTAATGTTCGGGCCTTGGGCGGGGCGTTGACGCTGGGGGCCGATGAAGCGGGTGTGTTTGTCAAGTCATTGGAAGCGATGGCGAACAGTTCTGAAGCAACGGCTACCGCATTGGAAAAGGTCGCTTTCGATTTCAATAACGTCAACCAGACGTTGATAAATAACCTCAAAGCCACGCTGATAGAAGTCGGTTTGCCGTTGCTGGATGAATACCGTGGGATAGCGGTTGGGATCGGGGAAGTATTCAAGGGCGTATCTGTAGGGGTCGACTCTGAGGCGTTCAGACCGGTTTATGATCTGCTCGAAAGTGCAGGGGTTGAAATTGCCGGTTTTATGTCGGAGATCGCGGGGCTGTTAAACGACCCGAATTTCTGGGAAGGCGTCGATTTCGGGCCGCTGGTGGATTCTATAAAAAGTCTGGGAGAATCGTTGCGCGGGGCGTTCGTTGCGTTGTTCGGTGATCTTGACCTGACCACACCGGAGGGACTTGCCTCTGCGATAGACAAGATTGTTGCGGGGTTGACGCTTTTAACAAATGTCACTTCGGGGATTGTCGATGCGTGGAAGCCTTTCTTATCTGCTTTGGGAAGTGCGCTTGATGCGATTCTCGAAACCGACGAGGGCACTCAGGAATTCGCAGGGAATATTCTTGGCTTGGGTCAGGCCGTCGATAAAGTTTTGGATAATATCGGCCTATTGACCGGCTCTTTGAACGTGATTGCCGGGGCTCTGAGCGTTCTTGCCGGTAAAGCGTTGCTGGGGGCCGTGGGAGGGTTTCAAAGTTTGGCGGCGGCGGTTGCTGGCATACCGGCGGTAATGGCGTCGGCGGGGCTGTCTTTTGCGGCGTTCGCGGCGAATTGGGAGTCATTGTTCGGCGGTGGGCAGGGCATCGCAGAAACGATATCGCAGATCAAAAATGAATTCAGCGTAGGGCTGACGATTTTCGCCAACAATTTAAAAGATGCAGCAAATGAGGTTCTTAACCTTGATGGACGGTCGCGGGCGTGGTGGCTGTCGCAGGGATATCTGAATGACGAACTCGAGGTGTCGCGGTTAAAAGCGGCGGCCTTGAGCAACACATATAAGGGGATCCCTGCGGCGGTTTATACAAAAATAGAGAGTGAAACCGCAACGGCGTTGGTGAAAATCAACGAGTATGAAAAGTCAATCGGGGCGATACCGGATGAAAAAAACATCATTGTCGGGGCCGATGCCGATGTAAACAAGGCCAAGGCTGCGGCGGATGAAATTATTTACCAGTTTTCGGGAAAGTATGACGCGGCTGGCAACCCGATAATGGAATTGAAAATCATCCCGGGTGCGGATTCTGCGGGGATCGCAGATGCAAAAAAAGCGATCGATGAGATCCCCACGGAGAAAATGCTCGAGATAAAATTGCAGGGCGAGATCGATAAAGAGCTAGCACGGATAGAGACACAGGCCGAGATTATTCAAACGGCGGTCGAGTGGAAGGCGAAACTTGATATCGCTGAAGCCGAGGCCGACGCGAAGAAATTCGAAGCGCTGGCGCAGACGATTTCGGAGACATTTGTTAATACAGGAGAGGTTCTGACGTCTCTTTTTGATGTCTATGCGGATTCTTCAGCTTTAGAGGGTGTACAAATCTCAAAATGGATCGAGGAGGAAAGCCGACGCCGCGATGAAATATTGACGCTTGAAAAGGAATTGACGCAAGCCCAGGTCGATATACTTAATGCCAGGGCAAAGGCACTTGAAAAAGGTGATGCTTTAATTCAAGTGACCGGTGAGGGTTTGGAGCCGGAATTAGAAGCTTTTATGTGGAAAATCCTTCAAAAAATTCAACTTAGGGTCGCGGAGGATTCCGCGTCTTTTCTTTTAGGAGTCGGATAAAATGATCGGCATATCAACGATAACGGCTGACACGGCGGGGGATATGATTTTAATGGAGTCTTCCGAATCGATTCTTGAAGATTTTGAAGCGCGGGTGTCGGTGTCGGCAACTCTCGACGGCGGCGGGATCATATCGCATTATGGCTTTTCGGAAAGTGATAACCGGCTTGAGATCAAGGCCGACCTAAATACGGCTGAAATTGAAAAGCTCAAGGCGATTTTCAAGACTTATACCTATTTGAATATCAGTACCAGCAAGGGAATTTTTAAGGGTGCTATTAGTCGCTTATTTCCCAATGATGGTCTGGTCGAAATGACAATATTGATCGAGGAAAAGTACGCATAACGAACGGAGGAAAAAATGGAAAAAGCGGGTTTTAGCGCAATAGCCGATGCGGAAGTCATTCGGCACAGCAACTTGGTTGGCAAAATGGCTCTGGGGTCGGTTTGGCGGTGGGAGCATTTTCGCAAATTTAATGGCGTTCATTGCAAAATCGATGAGTGGGAAGTGCCGAATATCATGACCGATGAGGGGATCAATTACATCCTTGATGCGGCGTTGTCGGGGTTGACTCCCATCACTACATGGTATTGCACGGTATTTGAGAACGATTACACGCCACTTGCCACCAACACATATGCAACCCCTGGGTACACGGAGTGTACGGCGTATGATGAAGCGACAAGGCCGCAATGGAGCGAGGCGGGGGTATCATCGAAGGTCATTACCAACAGCGCAAGCAAAGCCACGTTCACATTTAACGCCACGAAGACAATCTACGGCGGCGCATTGGTCGGCGGCGGATCGGCACCGACCACGAAAGCCGACACGGCGGGCGGCGGCAAGCTAATTTGTTCGGTGCAGTTTACCAGCGGGAGCAAGTCGGTTGTCTCCACGGATGTGCTCAAAGTAACCGTAACCGTAACCGGATCGAATGTGACTTAAAATGGGCATTTGGGATGATGATTTTACCGGTTCTGACGGTGATCCGCCGGATTCTTCCAAGTGGGAAGTGATTCAGGATGATGAAAGTGCGTTTGATATATCGAGCAACACTTACCGGCTCGATGTAAGCCTCAACGGTACGGATGAAATCTTACGCTGGATGACCGCCGGCCGCTGCGCATTCGATGGTGATTTTGACATCCAGATAGATTTTCCTTCGAAGTATTGCTCGTATACAAATGGCAGCTGGCAGATTTACAGCTTCGGGATTGCAACGGCTGAACTTGATATCTGGGAAACTATCGGGTTGAGACATTATAGCGGTTATTCCTATCAACCGTCTGTGTTTGGGTCGTATGCCAGCGGAAGCCCTGAAAAGCTAATTGATACAGGGGCCACCTTGGGATTTACAAAGATCCGGTTTACCCGCAGCGGGTCTGTGGTAAAGGGTTTTTTGTGGGACAGCGGCGAATCACAATGGGAGTGGGACGGAGGGACCGATGGGTACACGTTCACAGGGATAGAAGACGATTACACGATTCGCCCATTTATCTATTTGGCCGGTCGGAGGGTATCGGGCGGTGTAACCGTACATTGTGCTTTCGACAATTTTCTTGTGAATAGCGGTACGGCTTATGCCCTGCCTTATTATGGTTCGGTTGACGCGGGGGTTGGCTTCAATGCCGTGGTAGACGGTTTTAATGAAAATGGCAATGTTGAGGCCGAGATGGGCTTCAATGCCACGGTGGATGCCCAGACCGATTGGGCCGATATTCAAGAAGACTTAGGGCTCAACGCAACCGTCGAGCCGAACGGAAGTATTTATAACGTCAACAATGCCCTGAATTATGTCGGGTTTAAAGCCACGGTGGATGCGTTTGTGGTCAATGTTTTTGCCGATGCCGGATTAGGTTTAAATGGCGCGGTGGATGCGGATTATCAGACCAAGTGGATGGCGGCGGGTATCGGTTTTAAAAGCGGGGCTGACGCGCATAGGGAATATCCGCGCGAAGTAAGCGCGGAGGTCGGTCTTAATGCCGTCGCGGACGCTTACAATTATTCGTTATGGATTAAGGAAAATCTCAGCCGCGCCACGAAGCGGTTTGCGCTGACGATCACCGGCACACCGGATGGCGTCGCGGACACGGAAGTGAAAATCATTACTCTCAGCGGGAGGAAAAGAACGGACGCCAAAACATACATCGGGGCGGTGGTGCCATACGAATATGTGGGTGATATCACCGCGAGGCCGAATGGCGAAATGGTTGTCGAGGCGGTTTACATGGTCGGTGGCGTGGAGTCGTTGCGCGAAGAAATTTTAAGGGCCACCATTGATAATGTGGACGATAACAAGGGGGCGCGTAATAGGTCGATTACGTTGACCGGATACAAAACAGCTTCTTTCGGGCCGAAGGATGTTACGCTGACAAAACCCAATTATCGGAGGGTATCGCAGGGGCTTTTGCAGTATCGGTTTGTTGATGTCGATCTGTTTTTAAATCCTGGCGATTCGCTAACTGTGGGCACAGATACTTTCACGGTGGGTAACATCACATATTATATCAATCCGAATCGGGCGCAGATGGATGTCTTTGAGGCTGAGGTGTAGCGGAGTGGGCAAGGGTATCATAAAAGCCAATGTTGGCGGTGGACAATATATTGTTGAGGTCGTTTATGACCGTACAAAAATCGATGCCGAGCTGACTGCGCTGGCGACCAAAAAGACAAACCTTGAAGGAAAAAAAGCCGGTGCGTCGGAGGAAGAACTTAAAAGTATTAATCTACAGATTTTGTCTATCGATAAGCGTACCGCATTTCTGACCGAAAATTGTCCTCAGAATGTTCAATTGTCGATGTATTGCGCCGACTTTACAAGCGACTTGGCGATAGATGCGGTAGTCGGGCTGATAGAAATTTCGAGGCAGTATCGTTATGCTTTATTGGTTGGCGGTGAGGTTCGCTACCGTCAACTTTTCGTAATTCAGCCAGGGTACGGCGGCAATGCGGCGTACAGTTCGGAGCGTGATGGCATTTTAGGTTACGCCTTTTCAATGTCTCCTTCCGGTTTGTTCTACAACATGGCGATGTCGCCGGGGGCGATGCGCTGGAAACCGCGCTACAGGGTGGGCACAATTCAATCTGTCAATGGCGATTATGCCGATGTGAATTTAGAGGATTACGTTTATCTGGCGGACGCCGATTCGCCGAGGGTAGACATTGACGATACCACGAAATTGGAGCTTGAGTCGGTTCCGATTTCTTATATGGACTGCAACGGGCTGGCCTTTGAGGACGGAGACGAAGTCGTTATAGAATTTCAAAATAACGATTGGAATCAGCCGAGGGTGATCGGGTTTGTCGGGCCACCGCAGGAGTGTTCGGAGACGAGATACTATTCGGTCATGTTTTTTAAACCATCTTGGGGCAGTTCAGATTTACCCGACACGGTTTTTCAGGTATCGGGCGAAAAGTACTTTTTTAAGATTATATCAACGGGCGATATTGTGTGGGTGACGGAAGGCGAAGCTGCATCCCAATGCAATTCGGATGATTGCTGGAACTCTACTTCGATTCGGTCATATGGAACGCTGTTCCGGTGGTTTCACGATGCTGGCGAGGGATGGAAAGTGCAAGGACAGGCCGGACAATTTATTTGTGAAGGGTCCCTACACGAAAAAGATTATTTGTCGGAGCCAAACCCTCCGGATAACTTGGGAGTTTTTGACCTGCAATATCCGGATCATTCCAAGGCTTACCCATGGATGGGGGATGGCGTGCATTCAGGCGCACCGGATTTTTATTACCGTTATGAAATTGATGGCGAAGTTTTTTTGATCTGGTCGAGCCTGTTGGCGGTTGGGTTGTGTACTCGATACCACACCAAGTCCTTCATTAAAAATAATGTCCGCAAGGTTCAAACCGAAGTTTATACCGACAAGCGAGTTGGAAGTTATTCTGTCACATACAGGTCTCAGGAGCCGCTGGCAATTCCTCGTCGCGTGGGCGGGTTTGTAAACAATTTTGCCCAGGTGTATGTACCTTACCTTCTTTGGCCCTATTCACACAGTTATGGACCGGACGGTGAATTTGGAGGAACTTCAGGGCCATATAATCTGATTCATTACCACACATCACCGCCCTATGATGCCTATGAAAACCCTGACATTGCCTATTATATAGATTTTTTTAACCTTGACAAAGAGGAACATGATACATGGTGGCCTGACCATGTCGTCTATTTTGCCGAAATTCAAGTTGGCTTCTATCCTGATGGAAATCCAATGTTTGAGCAAGTGGGGGCAACTGAAACCGTTCTGGTTAACAATTCCTCCTGGGATTGGGACGAAGGCCCGTGCGGATTGACGGCTGGTACAGAAACGAATTCATACGAAAAGGCCTGTTCAATCGATACGGAAGGAAACTCGGTCGGGGCTATAATTGGGCCCAGTCCTTATCTGGTATATCAAACACCGGCAGGATATTACGATTCTGAGGGCCTTTTACATGATGACAGCCAGGACGGTTGGGCGCCTGAGTCAATCGGTTTTTCTTCTCCACGTGGTTATTTCGGAGAAAGCGTTCAGACGGTCGTTAATCCTCCAACCTGTTTTGTCAGGTGGGAAAATGAAAGAGCGGTGTCACAAGGAGAAGAATATACAAAGCAATCGTCTGATTTTCCGGTGGAGGTCGATAACTATGATTCGGACAATGAAATTTTTATCGAACTAGAAACGTATAATCCTGAATTCGTCGGAGATTATGGCGAAAGAATAACCAGGGTTGCGTGGGAATTATATATCGACCCTGAAAACCCAGATGCAGAGCCAACCATGCTCATACTTTGGGTGGATTTTATTCAGACATCGATGGATGGCAACACTTTCCCGTATCCGTTAACTACATACGACAACAAATATCTGATTGCCGTTATAGATCGGTCAACAGGAGAAATTTTGGACAGCAATGTTTACACGGGGCAGTCTAGTGGTGGGATGGATATAACCGACCAAGGGAAATACATTTTTAACGAAGAATATTTTGACGCGGCGGCGTATGCGGCAGCTATGGAAGCCAAAAGAACCGAGGTTGGGGCTACTTATTACCGTGTTTTTAATCTGGTGAAGAAATGATCGAAGACCAATTCAACCTTGAGATATATGACGGCATATTCAGGGATCACCGTCAGACGGTGCAGTTCTCCGGTGAGGCCAAAGCGGTGATTGAGATCGACCCTAAAGAAAAGACGATCAAGACAAGGTGCCATGGCTTGGTCAGGGAGCACAATTTCAGTTTGGAGGAAAAGACGCATTTTAAGCATGAGTTTCGGGTGGTGAGTTCAAAGCGGCTGGCACGGGATGTCTTTCCGGTGCGAATAGAGTTCAATGGCGAAAATTATTTCTTACGGATCACACACAACAATAATCTGGTTCTGACGAAGTGATGAAATGGAACAAAGGCCGAACACTTGCGTGATGTGTCCATGTTGCAATGGTCGAGGAGTTCTACCGTTAGCGCGGAACAGTTATCGTGACCCTGATTTCAAGCACTGTCCGGTATGCAACGGAAAAAAGCTTTGCAGCCTGTCTGAGTTCGAAGCATACATGAAAGCGGTGGGCGATGATAACGAATGCTACCTGGAAAATTAGATGGAATCGCTAATTAAATTGGCTGTCGAGGTCATAAAGATAGTTAAAGATCCGGTTCTGCTGTTTATAATCGTGGCGCTTGTGTATCTGCTATGGCACAAGGAAAGATGTGTCACCAAGGAGCTTGAAAAGATGAGCGAAAGACTTACGAGGGAGATGTCATGCGTTACGAAAATATTATCAAAACAGGTGACATTGTTGGAAGTGACAATTTTCGGTCATGGGAAGGAAAACCGAAAATGACACGATTTTGGGGTAAGTTTATAAAAAAAATTAAAGGAATTGCGGAGTGCGATATAGAACATTGTTTGTTGCCCCGAAAAGTGAAAAACAACTTAAATAAAGCCCAGAAGAATATCGACTCGATTAGCATGGAGCTAAAAGACATGGACAAGCGCATGGACCGGCTCATGGCGACCTTGGACGGAGAAGACAAATGGTTTCGGGAGGAGCGGTAATCATGTTTGACGTTGCACTGTTCGTCTATATCTGGACAAGCCTTGCTTGCTGGTATGGGTTCGGACTTTTTTTGTGGTGGTGGATAAGACAAAAAAAGGCAAGCAAAGTCTATGTTTACATGACCTTCCTTTTGGCGGGGATAGGCTACGCGACCTCGATGGCTGGTGTGTCCAGGGTTTTTTTTCTAGGTGGTGATTATAATGCTGTGCATAGGCTTTTGGATAGTCGATTATGGGAATACCGGCTATTCCCGATGGCGATCATACTGACCGTTATAGTGGTACGCATGACGATGCGGATTAAAGAAAACAAATTGTGGAGGCCAAAAAAATGAAAAAAATATTGTTTGTCACGTTGATTATTTTTTTTAGTGCTGCCGGTTTTGTTTTTGCTCAGAATTGGCATACCGCCAACTCGGTACAAATCGCGTGGAACGAAGTCACGACCAACGAAAGCGGGGATCAGATAGACCCTGCCGAGGTGTCTTATGTGGTGTATATGTCGAACGCGACAACAGATCCTGAAAAGGCGAATCCGGTGGAGGTCGATCAATCTACCAACACGGTATCGACGATCACGCTGAACACGGAGGGCAAATATTTTGTCGGGGTCAAGGCTATCCGGACGGTCGGCGGAGAAGTGGTCGCGGAATCTGCTATCGCATGGTCGGATAATCCCTTATATGTCGGGGCGGCAAATGAATTCGGGGTTCAGTATTTTTTGCCTCCTGCAGCGCCAACTGGCCTGCGTCCTCAGTGATGACGAAGGCCGAAAAAAGATACATCCGGCGTTTGATTGTGCGGATGTATTATTTCGGGGAATTGGACGAAATTGTCACGCGGTTGTGCCATATGGTGGGGTGGGCGTCTGTCGTTACGGGGCATATCGATGACGACCAGCATCAGGAAATCGCAGAATTAGTGAGGGAGCATTATGCCGAAGTTCTCCAGAATTAGCCATGACAGGCTGTACACTTGCGACACATCGCTGATCTGCCTGTGTGAGGTTGTGATAAGGGAGATCGACTTCAGCGTTTTATGCGGTCATCGAGGAGAGGCCGAGCAGAACGAAGCGTATCGTACGGGGCGATCAAGTAAGCGGTGGCCGTATTCAAAACACAATGGGGAACCGTCCTGGGCGGTGGATCTGGCCCCGTATCCCATCGACTGGAATGACACGGCGCGGTTCGCATGGTTCGCGGGTTATGTGATGGCGAAGGCCAGGGCGATGCACATCGATATTAGGTGGGGCGGTGATTGGGATCGGGATACTTTCACCACGGATCACCGGCTGATCGATATGCCGCATTTTGAAATCGTTAAAACGAACGGAGGCTAAACATGGAATCTATTATTGATCGGTTGCCGTGGCCTGCGCTTGGACCGGTGATTTTTATTCTGCTGGCGGTGCTGGTGATGGTGCTTTTAATGGTCTGGGGGCCGCAGGATAAGGTCGGCGATATCGCCTTTTTAATCGTCGGGGCGGCGCTCACGAGGGTCAAATTCGCCGGAACCGCTGACACGACAAGGGAGGATACCAACAAATGATAAGGAAATTTATACCCATAGGGCTGATAGCTTTAATGGTGATCGGGGCGTGCACGTTCGATAACCTGAAACCGGTATCGGAGATGACGCCGAAGGAAAAGGCGGCGTTTTTCATGGCGATGTATAACGCGCAGGATATAAACTACCGGACGATGGCGGCGATGCCGAATTTGACGGAACCGCAAAAAGAAATGATGCGCGAGAAAAAGATGGTGCTTACTCAGGTATATCCGTTGATTTCGGTTTATGTGTCGTATGTCGATCAGGGGGCGGCTCCGTCGCCGGAAACCGAAAGGCTGATCGTTGAGAACCTCGACCGGGCCGCGGCCATGGTCGTTAACCAATAACCGTTTATGGAGGATGAAAAGGAGACAGGGAAATGGAAGCTTCAATCGTCGTTGGTCTGGTCGAGGTCGCAAAAGTTTTCATCCAGGGATATTTTCGTTTGATGCAAATGGCGGGGATGTCACCGGAGGACATCGAGGCTCATTACGCGGAGCAGAAAAAATATTTCGAGGATCACCCGCCGGAAACTCTGCCGGATGTTTGATGGTGGATGAGGGGCGGTGGGTTATTCCCCCGCCTCCCGCCGGTCGGCGGCTGTTATTTAACCATTGCCATCGCCATAGCCATAGCCATCGCCATCGCCATAGCCACAGCCATCGCCATAGCCATAGCCATCGCCATAGCCAGAGCCATCGCCATAGCCATCGCCATCGCCATAGCCAGAGCCATAGCCATCGCCATAGCCATAGCCATAGCCAGAGCCATAGCCATAGCCATAGCCATAGCCAGAGCCAGAGCCATTGCCAGAGCCATAGCCATAGCCATAGCCATAGCCGACTCCATGGTTTATTTTTTCCATACTGGCACCTCTGATAAATTTTTAACGGCTTTTTCCGTCATCGGTATTATTTCAATTGCTTCTGTTAGTGTGATTTCGGGTACGGCAGGTGGGATCATGGTCTGCTTTTTATCTGTAACCCCATCAATCGCCACTTGAGATAACGATGCAGCACCGACCCATTTCCATAAACGCTTTGCATTTTTTAATGTAACCAACTTCCCATCATTGCTTTGATATGCCAACTCTCCAAAATGCACTCCCGCACTGTGTGTGCGAACTAAAACGATGTTATCTGTCATCTTTTCTTTTTTCACATAAACTTCTCCGTCAATGATAACCTCATTTTTCATTTTCATTCTCCTTTGTTATGCGTTGGTATTTAGCCGCCTTACGTAGGGCGGCTTTTATCTTATAAATTTTATCTAATGCCTTATCCGCTAAATTGTGGTTTCCGCCAAGACGATAAGCAGATAACAACATATCTTTTGCCTTGACGAGTTCTTTGTATAGATCCCTCTCTCGTTCAACGGCGGCGAGGCGGTCTTTTAAAGCATCACGATCTAATAAAAGTTGGTTCGTATGACCTGATAAATCAATCATCGCTCCTCTTCCCCCTCCCCGCCGGTGTCATTCATTTGATATTCGGGTGATATAACCATTAATCAAATCAATATCTTAACACTATATACCCCTGCTTCGACTCCGGGTGCCGCCTTGCCAAAACAAAAAGCCATTGTGCTTTGAACAGTTCTTGAATATACTGTTCGCCCAATGGCTTTTAATAATATCAACTTGTTATGGCGGAAGTGCATGGGAATCGAATACATACAGTTAAAATTTTTGCCTTATTATTTTAATTGGTTAGCCGGTCTTTAAATCGTCTTTGGACATATTTTGAATAGATACGACCTTTCGCTCTAACAACCTTCGCCTTTCTTCAATCTCAGTAGCCGCATACCGCTTTACCGCTTCAAAACTTTTCCAATCTCCCGCTCTTTGCACTTGATCGAGGCTATAGCCAGACTCGTTTATCATTTGGCTGGCGGTCGAGTGCTTGAGCCCTGCGTACATCCTAATTGATTCTCCAGCTCTTTTACAGCCAGATTGCCACATTTTAGACAAAACTCCGTGTGAATATCGGCGTCCTTTATACCTTGACCTTGGGTTAGTGAATATAAATGGGCTAAAACCATGTCTAAGTCTGTGCATAAATTGTTTAAATTCGCTGTGGCAAGGGATAACGCTTTCTTTACCCGTTTTAGTTCGTTGTACGACCTTACGAGCTGACACAGATCGTCGTATGATAAAACAATCGGTTGACTCATCGTAATCCTCCCATTGTAACGCCATCGCCTCACAGGGCCGTCTGAGGTGGTATTTCAACCACCAGAATATAGGCTGATGCTCCTCCGATATCGCGCTTATTATTTTGATCTGCCGGAGTTCGGGCAGCCATTTGATGGTTGGCTCTTGAACCCTTATCCGTGGGAAAGGCGGAACGGCTGGTATACGGCTTGACCTCCAGGCATAATCGAGACAGGTATGGAGGCAATACATGACGTTTTTTATTCCTTTTGGAGTTCGATCAATAGAGTTTTGCAATCGCTGGAGAGTATCATACTGAATTTCAGAGAGCTGGCATCCGGCTTGTTTAAAAAATGGTTCAAGATGGTTTTTGATCGAGTTTGCGTAATCCTTGTAAGTGGCCGGAGATAGATTTCCCCTGACGGACTCCAGCCAATCCCATAAATAAGGGATCGTGTCTGTTTCTCCGAGCTTGTATTTTCTAAACAGTCCCCTGCTTGACACTCCATTTTCGACATCTCCCTGCATGGCGCTGAGAAGCTTTGACGCCATGTTTTTTGTTTCGCAGATTAATCCGCGATAACGGGTAACGTTGACGCCTTTTCTTAAGTGCGGAAAATACCATTTGACATACCATGCCCTGCCGTCATGCCGACGGTGAATCGATCCTGACATACACACCCCCATGTGTTCGTTATAGTTGCCCTTCTTGGGGGTGCTCTTATATGCGCGGGTGGCGGTTGTCAACTTACCTGCCCAGCTCGTTCAGCGGAGTGACAACGCATTGCCAGTAATCCCATCCTGCAGTCCGGCTGTTGTGGTCAAAGAAAACTTTCTGAAATTTTATCTCTTGGCAGGGAGGGCAAGGCGTAGCTGATTCGGTGATGTGATTGTTCATCGCCATCCATGCCCAGCCGTAGCCGATGGCGATGCCGATCAAAGTTACAAAAAAATATTTGAATACGGGATTTAAGAAGCGGTCCATTGTGGACTCCTTTCGTCGGAGTCCGGCAGGCGGAAACAAAAACGCCCAGCCGGATAAACCGGTTGGGCTTTGGTGCGGAAATCGATTAGCGTGGCAGGTGAATCGTTACATAATTAGGCCGCTGGTGTCAAGTCTCTATGACAAGTTTTACAAACGGAGGCATCGCCCGGTATTTCCTCCCGGCAATGTGGGCAAAGCTTGATAGCTCCAGATTTAATCTGGCTTTTTTTAATTGCGTTCTGAATAATTGCGATAACGATGGCGACTGCGACAATAATAAGCATGGCTTTAATCATCTTTTTCGCTCCTTCGCTTGTAATATGCGACTTGTTCTTTTAATTCTTCAATAATTTTATTCTTTTCGTCAATGATTTTATAGAGTTCAAAATTCCTTTTTTTGCCGTACTCTGTAAAAATCTCACGACATGGGCCCGGTATGTGCTCGGCGTCGATATCGGCTGAGAAGCCGATTGACGATTCTAAGTGCTTGTCATTTTCATTTTCATAAAACCTTCTTACATCAACACCAAAAAAACCAGCGATTCTTCCGAGCTGTTCTGCATCTGGCACGGCCTTTCCCGTTTCAAATCTACTTATTTGACCCTGATCTATACCAACCGCATCTCCAAGCCTTGTCTGGCTTATCCGCTTTTTCTTTCTTAGGTCAGTAATATAATTATGACGAAAATCCATATTTAATATGTTGACAGGCTTAAATTCTATGTGATATTGTAGTAATTATGAAACCGAACGAATACATAAAACACGTCAGAAAATCATTGGGTATTAATCAAACAGATTTTGCCCGACTATTGTTCCCCGATAAAAACCCTCAAGTAGCACAAAGCTATGTCTCAAGATATGAGCGAGGCGAGTTTATGTTTTCAGCCGAAGTTCTGTTGAGATTACAAGCCCTTGATTCAGATATGCAACATTCACATAACGATTGTCAAGGAAAATAAATGAAACGGATTAAATGCCCGCACTGCGGAACCTGCGGACGGTCATCTGATTTTGAATGTAAATCGATCATCAACCACCAATGGAAATGCGATTTTTGCGGGTGCCTGTTTGCTACAAACGGCAATCCGGTTCAGATCATAGCCTTGGAAGACAAGCAATAAAGCAACAGCGGCGGCACCGCTCGTTCCCCTATCGGACGCTCTAAGGCTACCCGATGTCAACGGCGGCAGCGGCATAACAACCATAAACCTGGGCTTTGGTGCGTGAAGTCGGTTAGCGTGGCAGCGAATCCTTCCTCACCACAAGCTCCAAAAGGTCCGCTCCGGCGGTAGTTGCTCAATGTTTCACCCCCATGAAAAACCGCCGGGGCGGGCCGACTTACGAAAGGAGGCCACCATTGTTGTCATTCATCGTCGGATTATTCATCGGAACTTTTTTAGGCCTATTCATCCTGGGCTTGTGCAGTGTGGCGCGGTGCGACAGGTGCGAGTTTAGGGAGGAGGGAACGTGGAAAAATTAGACCAACTTATACAGGAAGGTGCATCACTAAAGATGAAAATCGCCGCGATGTCGCAGCGGCTAAAAGAGGTTAACCAAGCCATTGCACCAAAAGCCGAATTTAAAGACGGCAGCAAAACCGGGTATCTTGTCGGCGGTGGATTTAAGGTTAAGGTCGTCAATCGTGAAAATATGAAGTGGAACCAAAAGAGCTTAGAAACGGTTCGTCAGCACTTCAAGGTCTTTGATTCGGTTTTTAAATCTGAATTCAAACCAAAATCTTTCAAGGATCTAAAAGAGGCGATGCTCCGTGATGCGGAGTTTGAAAAAGCGGTCAACTGGGCCAGGACCGTCACACCGGGAGCGCCGACGATAACATACGAGGAGGTGGGCGATGGCTCTTAATCCAATTACACAAGAGAGCGCAGATCGCATCTGTGCGCTCGTTATCGGCAAATATGGGCTCGGCAAAACATCGCTTCTACGGACCATGCTTGGTCAGGAGTATACCAGCGGGGGGTGGAAACAGGTCAGTGATCCGCCGGAAGAAAAGGTGTGCGTCCTGTCCGCCGAATCGGGTCTTTTAGCCGTCCGTGATCTGGTAAAGGCTGGACTGGTCGAAGGATATGAAATCGGCAGTCAGCAGGAATTTAAAGAAGCGTATCAACTTCTGGCGACCACGCAGGAAATGAAAGACCGGTACGGCTGGATATTCATTGACAGCCTGACCGAAATATCCGCCCGGTGCGATCAGGTTATGCGCGAGAAGTATTCAGACCGGTCGAAATCGTTTAACCGGTGGGACGATTACTATGCCACCATTCAGTTAACGGTTAAAGGCTTCCGGGATCTGAAGGACTATTCCGTTGTTTTCACATGCCTTGAGACAATCAATAAGGACGAATCCAACCGGCGGTATCCGGCTCCGGATGTCGTCGGACGCGGCCTTAAAGAAAAGCTGCCGTCGTTTTTCGATGAAGTGTTTTACATGCAGACCACAACTGACGATGACGGCAACGAATACCGCGTGTTCTACACTCAGCCGATAAATGAGTATCCGGCCAAGGATCGCTCCGGAAAACTGAACACAATCGAAAAACCGAATCTTTTATACATAAAAAACAAAATTTTGGGAGGTTAACACCATGGCACAATTGAACGCAGACCTATCTAACTACGACACACAGGAAGGATTCGATGTTTTGGAACCCGGTTGGTACGAGGCCGTCGTCTCCGATTCAGAGATTAAAGATGGAAAAAACGGCAGCTACATCCAATGGACATGGGAAGTCGTCGGGAAACCCAATCGCCTTTGGGATTACATGAGCCTGGGAAATGAAGTGGCCATGCAGCGGTTGAAAACAATGGCGGCTTGCTGCGGTCATTCCAATTCAAACTTTTTGGCAGATACCGAGGAACTGCACGGCAAAAAGTGTCTTCTGCGGCTTAAAATTCAGAAAGACGAGGGATACGAGCCGAAGAACAAAATCACATCATTTAAACCTATCGAGAAATCAACGACTCCGCAACCGCCACCGGTTGAAAAGCCAACCGCACAACCTCAACAAAAAATGCCATGGGAATAGTCCTGCGGCAATATCAACAGGAGGCGCTGGATACCATCATCAGCGCCATACCTGTGCAGAACAATATCCTGACAATGGCGGCGACCGGTGCAGGTAAAACTATCATTTTCTGCAAGCTGATTGAATCGCTTCTTTCCCAATGGCCAAAAATCAGGATTGGCATTCTGGCGCATCGCCGGGAGTTAATCGGTCAGGCGCAGGATAAGCTGATAAAAGTATGGCCGCAAGCGCCGATTGGCATCGCGTGTGCGTCAACCGGTGTGTCAGTGGATACGGAAAGGCCGGTTGTCATCGGATCAATACAAACACTGGTAAGGCGTGTCGAAGAGACAGAGCCGTTCGACATCATTATTGTCGATGAGGCGCACCGGATACCGCCGATGAACAAAAAGAGCCAGTATCAGATATGGCTGTCTGCGATGAAGAAATATAATCCGAATGTGCGCGTTTTAGGATTCACGGCAACACCTTTCCGCCTCGGTCACGGTTATATTTACGGTGACATCAAAAAGCCGGAAAACGAGAATCTGTTTCAATCGCTCAGTTACCGCATCGGGATTAAAAAGCTGCAGGACCTAAATTATCTCACCCAATATCGAGCCAAAGAAGTCGTAAACATCCAATCGGAACTAAAATCCGTGCGCGTGTCCGGAGACTTTAACATCAGGGATCTGTCCGATGTAATGAGCAAGCAGGAGCATGTCGGATCGGCGGTAAGCGCCGTTGAAAAATACGCTCCGGATAGAAAAAGAATCGTCGTTTTTTGTGTGACAATAGATCATGCCGAAAAAGTCAAAAAAGCATTCGGCGGTCAGGCCGCGGCTGTGCATTCAAAGATGCCGCTGGCGCAGCGGGACATGATCCTGCGGCAGTTTGAAGCCGGTCGTATCAGAGTGTTGTGTAACGTCGGTGTTCTTACCGAAGGGTGGGATTCCCCGGCGGTGGACTGCGTTGTCATGTGCCGACCAACGAAGTCGGCGGCGCTGTATGTGCAGATGATCGGCCGTGGTTTGCGTCCGCATCCGGATAAAACCGATGTTTTAATCCTCGATCTGTCAAGCAACTGCAGCGTTCACGGCGATCCGGATTCTCCGCATGTGCCGATACCAAACCGGAACGGCAATTCTGATCCGATATTCAAGTGCTGCCCACAGTGCTTTGAATTGAATCCGGTCGGGGCGAAAATATGCAAATCCTGCGGCTACGAGTGGCCGGTTGAGGTCAAAGAGCAGAACGGCACACCGGAAATGAAGGACGTTATTTTCAACCGCAAACCCGAATCTATGGTGATGGAAATTCAGCACTCCACCATCGAAGATTTTATCAGCAAAAAGGGGAACCGGATGTTGAAGCTGTCGCTGGCGTGTCGGTTGCCCGACAGTGTGGTGACGAATTGGGTGAACGAGTTTTTTGACTTCGAAGGCAACGCCTCCGGATGGACGAAGGGCAAAGCGCGGCGCGTTTGGGGTGCGCTTGTTGGAACTGAGCCGCCGGAGTCGGTTGACGAGGCGATGAACCGTCAAGGAGAATTGATTATGAGCCTTCCGGACAAGATAGAGGTTATCGAAAAAGGTAAGTGGATGAATGTTAACTACTGGGGCGTGAGGCCGTGGAATGATGTTAGATAAAATAAAAGAAGATCTAAGTTTCTTAGACAAGTTGGATACAGAGGAAAAAATAGAACATATAAATTTAATAAAAAAAATGTTGTCAGATTATTCTCCATTTAAAAAAGAACCGGTTGACTGTGTGCTTTGGATAAAGTCAAGTGAAGTTACGGCGAATGACTATAATCCGAATAAAGTGGCTCCACCGGAAATGAAATTGCTGGAACATTCAATCAGAGAAGATGGGTACACACAACCAATCGTTACATGGAAAAACTGCACAAAATATGAGGTTGTTGACGGATACCATAGAAATAGAGTCGGAAAAGAAATTCTCGATATTAGAAGCCGAGTAAAAGGATATTTGCCGGTAACAATTGTAAATTCAGATAGAACAGAAAAAAATAATCGAATTGCTTCAACCATAAGGCATAACCGAGCCCGTGGAAAACATACCATAGACGGTATGTCTGATATTGTTGTCGAGCTAAAAAGAAGGAATTGGACAGATCAAAAAATAGCAACTGAATTAGGGATGGACCCTGACGAAATATTAAGGTTGTGCCAGATAACCGGTTTGGCTGAAATGTTTAAAGATAAAAATTTTTCTATGTCGTGGGATATCGAAGATAATACTTTCGATGATGATTTTGATCAGCTTTCGGATGACATAGAAACCTATGGTGACGAAACAAACGATTTCAGAACAATAAATACAAATGACGGCAATAGGATATTTCACAAATGGGATAAATGGGAGTGCTACAAGGCCGGATTCTACGATACCAAAAAACCAGGGATGACAAGAGAACAGTGTGAAATTGTATATCGAGATTTTTTGTCTGATATAAAATTGTTTTCGGAAACATTAGAGAAGGTAATAAAAGAATGGAAACATTCTTGTGAGCATTATTTAACCAATGTTTCTTTTAACCGTATTGCATGGCTTGGGCAAGCGTCATGTTGTTATGCGAAAGGGATACCATCAAAATATAGAAGTGGATTCAATCTCCTTTCGGATGAACAGCAAAAGAAAGCCAACGAAACAGCGTTAACTTATTTAAATAAATGGCTCAAAATAAACGGGATGAAAAAAGTAACGATGGAAGAAGCTTTGGGAGGCGGTCGTCAAGTAGACCTGTATTGATATGGATAAAATATATAATAGCGTCGATGTTTTAACTGCTGCCAGAAGCCGGATAAAAATTGTATTTGATAATTTTGAACGGATTTATTGTGCTTTCTCCGGTGGAAAGGATAGCACCGTTTTAATGCACCTGATAATGGAAGAAGCGGTAAAAAGAAAAAAGAAAGTCGCGGTAATGTTTATTGATTTTGAAGCGCAATATCAGGAGACAATAAAACACATTTATAAGATGTTTTCTTTATATAAAGAATATATTGACCCACACTGGATATGCGTTCCTATGCGGCTAAGAAATGCTGTTACCAATTTTGAGCCACAGTGGGTATGTTGGGACGAATCAAAGAAAGATATGTGGATAAGAGAAAAACCGTTTAGCTGTAAAACAGAACAAGATTACCCTTTTTGTTTGCCGGAAATGGAGTTTGAGGAATTTATTGTTTTATTCGGTGAGTGGTATTCGCAAAATAAGATGACCGCCGGATTTATTGCCATACGAGCGGATGAGAGCCTACACCGACATTGCGCGATAGCAACCTGGAGAAAAGAAGGTTTAATGTTTAACGATTATCGGTGGACAACTAAAACCGTCACTAATTGCTATAACGTATATCCTATCTACGATTGGAAAACCGAAGACATTTGGACGTATCACGCCCATTATCCGAAAAAACCATACAATAAAATATACGATAAAATGTATCAGGCTGGAGTAAAGTTAAGCCAGCAAAGGCTGTGTCAACCATACGGAGATGACCAGCGGCGAGGATTATGGCTTTATCATATATTAGAACCTAAAACTTGGTATAAGTTGGTCGAAAGAGTAAACGGAGCCAATTCTGGTGCTTTGTATATACAGGAAAACGGCAACATGACCGGTTATAATAAAATAACAAAACCTGAAAATCATACCTGGAAAAGTTTTTGTAATTTGCTTCTTCAAACAATGCCGAAAAAAACAAGAGAGCATTATTTGTATCGATTTAAAAAGTTTATTCATGGATGGCATCAGAGAGGATATTCTAAAATACCGGATGAATCGCCACCAGAGCTTGAAAATAAATGTTGGGCTCCGTCATGGAGACGGATGTGTAAAGTTTTATTGCGTAATGATTATTGGTGCAAAGGATTAGGGCAATCGCAACCAAAAAGCGAAGCGTATCAAATGTATAAAGAAATTAAAAAAAGAAGAATCGAATCAAAGAAAAAAACAAGGCAAAAGCAACAGGAGCTATTTAGTGCCTAAACTCCCCCAACTAATTGAAGACCGCCCGGTGCAGCGCCTTATAAACGAGGTCTACGAAGCGACGGCTCGATTTACAGGCTCTTTCACTATACCGGTCAAGCACCGCTATTACCGTGGCTTTTATCTCGGCATGAGCCAGATCGGAAAGCCGTGCGACCGGGATATATGGTACGGCTTTCGTGGAGCGCCGTCGAAGCCAAAAGACGGACGGATGCTGCAGCTTTTCAATGTCGGTGATTACATCGAACAGATGCAGATATTCTGGCTCGAAACTGCCGGGTATAAAATCACGGATCGGCAAGCATCGTATAAAGACCACAACGGTTTTTTTAGAGGTCATCCGGACGGCATCATCCACGGCGTCACATCGGCACCGCATGTATGGGACGCTAAAAGCGTCAATCTTAAAAAGTTTTCAGCGATAAAGCAGTTCGGCGTTAAGCACGTTTATCCGGGATATTACTGTCAGGCGCAGATGATGATGCATTATTCCGGCACGGATCGGGCGATTTATACGTTCGTCTGCAAAGATAATTCCGAGTGGTACGCCGAGCGGTTTTATTATAACCAAACCGACGCCCAGGCGCTTATATCCAGAGCCAAAAGAATAATCGTATCAAACGAAATACCGCCCAGGCCGTTTGAAATCGACAGCTTCTATTGCCAGTGGTGTGATCATCGTCAAGCCTGCTGGTATCCGGAGGAAACCATAGTGACGAATCAAGTTTGCGGAACATGTCATTTTTGCGTGTTCCCAGCGGGAACGTGCAAGCCGTGGTGTTCTCATCCTAAACATCCGTTCGAGATAAAAACATGGGGTACGGGGTGCCCGGATTGGAATGATCGATTTGAAAAATCAGGGAAAAGCTATGAAAGAGTGCCCGTCAGAGGAGATGGTAAATGCAGCGCTTGAGTTGCTCGACATGGGGTTTTCGATCCTTCCTGTTAAACGATCAGATAAAAGGCCGTACATAAAATGGGAAAAGTACCAAAAGAGCCACCCGACCGATGATGATATAATTCGTTGGTGGAATTCGTGGCCACATGCGAACATTGCCATCATTTGCGGTAAAATAAGCGGTATATTCTGCGTCGATGCTGATGGCCCAAAGGGAATCGAGTGGATGAATACGCATCTTCCGAAAACGGGAGTGTATTCGATTACGAAAAAAGGCATCCATGCCATTTATAAAATCCCGAAAGATTCAGTTATAAGAAACTCCGTCCGATTGGCACCGGAGGTCGATATTCGTGGAGAGGGCGGTTATTTCGTCGCACCGCCGTCTATCCATGAAACCGGGCATCAATACCGGTGGCAGTTTCTCATGGATGGCTGGGACGATTTGGCCGAATATGTGCCGCCGAATGGAGGCGGGAATCTCAATGTCGATTTGTCCACTATATCCGCGAAACTCGATACAGATAAAGTGTCCACCGGCATATCCAAGGGCGAACGTAACGTCATACTGTTTAAAGAAGCTTGCCGGTTGCGCGGCAAAAACCTCACCGAAGACGAAATATGGCTTTTATTAAAATCGTTTGCCGATAGGTGCGATCCGCCGTATCCGGAGTCAGAACTCCTTCCCACCTTTAAATCCGCTTTAAAATACGAGCCCGACGAAGCGCAGATTGTCATATCGGACGAAACGGTCGAGCCGGAGGTCTGTCAGTACGAAAATAACGATGTACCGTGTGAGGTTTTAAATCCCGGCGGGTTGCTGCAGGAGCTTATAGATTACATTGAAATAAACAGCACCGTATCCGTTCCTTTTTTCAGCCTCGCCGCAGCGGTTACGCTTCTTGGCAATGTCGCCGGTCAGAAGATCCAAACCGAAACCGGACTCCGGACAAACATCTATTCAATCGCTTTGGGTTATTCCGGTGCCGGTAAAAACGCACCGTTTTCCACCTTCCCGCAGCTTCTATCCCGCACCGCCGCCGCCAGAACGATAGGGCCGACCGAGCTTACAAGCTCAACGGCGATTCTGCGCTGGCTCAGTCAACCCGGAAGCGAAGTCACTTTTATGATGCTCGATGAAATCGGGCTTGTTTTAAAAGGACTTAAAAAACCGGATTCAGCGGCGTCTGATATTCCTCGTTTATTTATAAAACTGTTCAGCGCCACCGACAGGCCTGAGATTAAAAATTACGCAAACGGGGATGCCATCCGTGTCAACTGGCATCACTTAGCTATGTACGGTGCCAGCACTCCGGAGCGGTTCTGGGAGTCGCTGACCGGCGGTGAGGTGGCCGATGGTTTTTTAGCGCGAGTGCTTATCTGGGAGTCGCATCACGATGCACCGTTTCCGAAGTCGGTTATATCTTTCCATTCGTCTCCAAGCATTGAAAAACAGATTTCGGATATTTTTCAGATTGAGACAAAGATGGATACAGCCAACGGCAACCTGTCCGCTATTCCTGTGCCTAAAATTATATCCCGCACAAATGAAGCGCAGGAAATGTTTGAAACGTGGGCCAGAGGCTACCACAGCCTTAAAAACAGGCACAAAACAGTCGGTGACGGCATATCATCCATTTATGGACGAGCGGCTGAACACGCCGCTAAAATGGCGCTTATTCACGCGCTTTCTAAATGTGGGGTAGGTGTAAAAAAGGTCGATACGGATTCAATTGAGTGGGCGTGTAAAACCGTTGATTATTTAATCACAAATACCATCATTCAGATTCAAGAAAATGTTGCAGACAATGAGATCGTTCGCTGGAAACAGAAAATTGTAAAAGGTATTAGAAAAGGAATGCAAAGAAATATAACAAATACCATTTCGCAACGCGAATTAATGCAAAGGGAATGCCGAGGTCTGACGTCCAAAGACTTAAACCAATACTTGAAGGATTTAATTTCAACGGGAGAAATCGGCGCAAAAGAGGAGACGGCAAAAAACGGCAGGAAAATTATTTCCTATTTTGTCGCCAAAATAGTGTAGCAAACGCTTGCTATACTATATTTATAAGAAAATCATATGTTTAAGCCAAAAAAACAGAAGCGTAGCGTAGCACCTTCCAGGGGGAGAGAGAGATGGGGGTATACGCGAGATAAATTAGGATATTTATATACATATACACTACACTACTACACTATACTATATATATATAATATTATTACAAATATAGCGTAGCAATAGCGTAGTAAAACCATGCTGCACTTTACAACACTATGAGCGAACACCTTGAACAAGCGTTGTTTTTTGCCCGTTGTAAAAAACACAACATTGAACCGATCTACGCCATACCAAACGGCGGCCATCGTCATATCGCCGTCGCCGCAAAACTGAAAGCCGAAGGCGTCAAGCGTGGGATACCTGACATTCATTACCCGGTGGCAAATGGTAAATATCACGGCCTGTGGATCGAGATGAAAACCAAAACCGGGAGAGTGACGAAAGATCAGAAACGCATGATCGAAATATTACGGAAATTGAATCACAGGGTGGAGGTCTGCCGAAGCTGTGACGAGGCATGGCAAGCGCTGAAAAATTACCAGAAGGGGGTGGTTTAAAGAAAACGTGACCAGACGTGACTAGACGAGACGTGACTCGACGTGACATGACATGACAGGACAGGACGCGACTTGACATGACGAGACAAGACAACACAAGACAACTCTAAAAAAAAACAACCGGGAGGGGGTGTCTCCAAAATGGCACATCAACCGAAACAGTACGCCACGCAATACGAGCTAAACGGCAAAACCATGGCCGGAACCGTCGAAGCCGACAGCCTCAAGGACGCCGAGCGAAAGATTACACATAAGGGTGAGAGCGTCCTGGGTGAGATTGTCCATGTTATCGAAATGGAAAGCAACTGAAAAAATGGGAGACACGGCGCTTTTTATTATCTTGCTATGGTTGGTTACATTCATTTTGATCGCGATAACCTAAAGGCCGAATTTTGAGCGAAAAAAAATGGGGATACCCATGCAAACATTAAAGGTTTTCTGCCGATTGTGCGGCCTGACGTTTAGCGTACCGCTCAAAAATAAAGCAGTGGGCAAGGTCTGGGCGGATTGCATGGGCATCTGTCCGGCCTGTTGGATAAAAAAGCGAGAACCGACAAACGCGATAGGGAGGCATTATGGCGACGATCAGGGTTGACGTTAAAGACGCGATGGGGCGAACGACGACCAAGCTATTGGATGAAAAACAAACACGGGCTGTTCTGTGCCAGAAATGCGGTAGCGAGGTGTTCCTGACCGGCATGAAGCTGAAGCGAGTCTCTAAGATTCTGGTGGGATCGCCGAACGATCTGTTCGTTAACCTGCCGGTTGTCTACTGCGCCAAATGCCAGTTCGTTATACAGGACGACAGGCCGCGAAACGAGAGTAACAACGGTGACAAGTTGAAAGTGCTGAAATGATTAGATATAATTTAAATCGTGGGTCCTTCCTAAAGGCAATTCCAACACGGGTCGCTAACG